CTTGTACTACCCACAATATCCCATGCTGCAGTATAGAGAGAGCTTAATAAGCTGCAGCATTGGATATTCGGCCCCTTAGCTCAGTTGGTTAGAGCAGCGGACTCATAATCCGTTTGTCCAAGGTTCAAGTCCTTGAGGGGCTACAAGCGAAACACTGCGCAAACACTGATAAATACTAGGCCAGACCTAGATTAAAGGGACCCAATCTGGCAGGGTCTCTTTGCTTATACCGCGACAAAATACGGCATACCTTGACAAAATCTTATGACAATCTTATGACGATTTAGGAAAGAATGGTATTGATCTTATCCGAGAGATCTGAATAATTGCGTTTGACTAGATCAGCATAACTTCTCTCGGTGACTGTGATCGATGAATGACGAAGGAATTTAGAGACCTGATAAATGGGAACTTGATTCTGCAAAAGCCATGCTCCCGCAGATCTTCTGAGATCGTGCAAGCTACTCTTTATACCGGCCGCTTCATATGCTTTTTTATAATGCCACTCGATATGATCATAAGTATATGGAAAAGGGGATTTACGTTTTGATTGTTGATTATCTCTGATCCTCATTAAAATTTCAATACAGCGATCATTTAAATATAAAGCTTCTTGACGACGGCCTTTGACTAGCTTCGGATTTAGCACTATTACCCTTTCAGATAGCTTAATCTTATTCCATGGGCAATTTAGTACCTCATTGATCCTGGCACCGGTAGAAATACATACAGTCATAATATCCTGAACGTAGGGGAGAGCTTGCTCATAGATCTTATTATAATCCTCCCGGGTGAGCCATCGTATACCCTTTTCCTCTACTTTTAACATCGTGATCTTTGGGACCTTTTTGATAAATCCCATATCGAAACACCATCTTAGAAAGGCCTTTGTATGGCGAAGGACCAAATTGGTCCCCGACTTTGTAAAACTCTGGAGGCAGTATATTGTAAACCCCTGCATCGAATTATTATCAATATTGTTAACCTGATACGATTCTCCGAAATGTCTAAATAAATGATCAAGTACATTTTGATAGCGTTTGATTGTTGCAGGAGCTTTGTCAACAGCTTTAGCAGAAATAAACTGAACAGCAGCCATCTTTAAAGTTATTTCAATCGGATCCATAGTAATCTGTTCCGGATGCATTAAAAGGTAGTTATAATCGGCGTCTGCTTTTCGTTGATAGGCATAGGCCTGTTCTTTTGTACATTTTAGAACACGTTGCTTCCATTTACCGGTTTTTAGGTCCCTGAATTGGAATAACCATGCAGGTTGTTTTTTAGATCTGTGATATGGTTTTAATGACGACATGAAAGAATTTATAAAATGCATCTTTTACCAGCATGAGAATTTAATGACAAAATTATGATGAATAATTAATCGTAAAAGTCATTATCGTTTTTGGTATTTGTTTTATCATTGACGGAAAGAAGATTTGTCATCTCAAATAATACTTAAAAAATACTATAAATAAGAGATAACTAGATAAATTACATCAAGCACTAGCTATATTATCATGGAGAAATGGGCAATAGTAGCATTATTTTGTTAATTTAATAGTGATTTATACTAATTGAAGAGCTCGGTCATTTTTATATTCTAATTCCATAATCTAGATTATTATCAGCAGCCAAAAGGATAAGTAATGTTTGTGAATGCGCTTTCATTTATTTACATTTTCATCTTGTAAAGGTTTAATAAATGTGACGGAATACACAAAAATTATTTAAGTGAGCTCTCATGGCACAATTCATTTCAAATGAAGAATTAATGCTGTCTTCAGTGATGGAAGACATTATACCCAAGACGGAAAAATTACACTTTCTGGTCGGTTATTTTTATTTCAGCGGTTTTCATAAACTCTATCAAAGCATTAAGGACAAAAGATTACGCATTCTGGTCGGAATGAATATTGAAAGAGATATGCTGAATCACATTAAACAGTATCAGTATATCAATGAAATGGAATTATCCCGAAAAGAGATCAAGAATAATTTCAATCAATCATTCATAGATGTTTTTAATCAGACGCACTTATTTGATACAAAAGAACAGCAGGAATCCTTTAAAATATTTCTGGAAAAAATTAAAAACGGCACGCTGGAAATCCGTAAGACACTCAATCCAAACCATGCAAAAGTCTATCTTTTTGAGTCGAATGAAGAATACTCACTTAGCGGTTTAGAACCGGGATATATTATCACAGGTTCTTCAAATCTAACCTACTCAGGCCTCTCAGGTCGTGCGGAATTAAACGTATTATCACATGACCCCAACGATTATAATACCGGATATAAACTTTTTAAACGATTATGGGATGAATCTGTTGAAATTGTCGGAAGGGACTCTGTTGATGATTTTTATGATGAGGTGATAGAAAAGATCTGGTTTGAAAAAGTACCCGGTCCTTATATCATGTATATCCGGGTTTTAGATGAATATTTCAGCTTCAATAAACCGGAAATTAAATTACCTCAGGAAATTTCTAAGAACAGATTTTTTAATCTTAAATACCAAAGTGATGCAATTGCCAAGGGAATAGATATCATCAAGCGTCACAACGGTGTGATCATTTCGGATGTAGTAGGATTAGGGAAGAGCATTATTGCTTCTGCTATTGCGCATAATCTGGGTTATAAAACCATAATTATATGTCCTCCGCATTTAAAAGATCAATGGGAAGATTACCGGATGATGTTTGATTTCAATGCCATGGTTTTTTCTTCAGGTAAAATAGAAGATGCTTTACATGCTTCAATGCGATTTGATGAGAAGAAACTTATTATTGTTGATGAGGCTCACAAATATCGTAACTCGCTGACTTTAGATTATGCCCATTTACACCAGGTGTGTCAAGGAAATAAAGTGGTATTGCTTTCGGCAACGCCTTACAATAACCGTCCCAGCGACGTTTTTAACTTGATGAAACTCTTCCAGATCCCTACAAAATCTACGATTCAAACAACAGAAAATCTGATGGATGAATTTGCAAAATTGATTCTTGAGTATAAAAAAATTCAGCAACTGTCTGCCGAAATTAACGAGGATACGAAGGAATTACGCAAGGTTGATGAACCCAGCAAGGCAATGCTTGAAGAACTTGAAGAAAAAGAAAACGAACTAAAATTGCGTATTGACGAATTAAGTAAAAAAATTAGGGATATTTTATCTCCTGTTCTGATACGCCGGACACGTTTAGATCTTAAAGCTATTGAAGAATACCGCAAAGATCTCGAAGCCCAAAAGATTGATTTTTCCAATCCGGAAGATCCAGTGGGGTTAGAGTATGATCTGGGACCTTTGTCGGATCTGTATATTAAAACTCTCAATACGATCGATCCGATTGAAGATGGTGTAAAAGGTTTAAACGGAGCAAGATACCGTCCTATTACTTATCTTAAAAACATTAAAAGATTTGAAGAGGATGTAAAAAAGGATTTCGGCGACATAAATATGGTCAAGCAATCACAGATCAACTTGGCAAATTTTATGCGGCGTTTACTGGTCAGTCGTTTTGAAAGCTCTATTCAGGCATTTCGTATTACACTTGAACGCATGATCCAGTCGATGCTGACAATAAAGCGTTGGCATGACGAACTGGGGAAGATCCCTGTCTACCGGAGGGGAAATTTACCGGATCTGGATAGAATTCAGGATAGTATGAGTTTGGATACGGTGGATGCAGGTTTTGATATGGAGCTAGAGGATCAGCTAAAAAAATACATCCAAAAAGGCATGGTATTAATTGACCGGGATAATATTAAAAAAGAATTTGTTGAAGATCTTTTAAAAGATATTAAGTTACTGACAAAAATTTATAAAGACTGGTTTAATACGGACTATCCTAAGCCGGAGCAATTGCCGCTTGTTTTGCCGGACTATGATCCGAAAATATTGACTCTGATCCAAACTTTGGAAGATAAGATCAAGGAAAATCCCAAACGAAAGATCGTTGTTTTTTCGGGATATGCTGATACCATCGACTATCTTTTTGCCAAAGTGTCTGAATATAAAAGGAATAATAAATCTATTATTAAGGCTTTTAAATACACGTCGGCAGATAACAGCAAGTTCAATAAAAAGGCAATAAAAACAAACTTCGACGCTTCCTACAGTGAACAAAGCGATGATTTTAACGTCTTGCTTGCAACTGATGCGATTAGCGAAGGGTTTAACCTCCACCGTGCGGGAATTGTCATTAATTATGATATACCTTACAATCCCACAAGAGTGATACAGCGCGTGGGGCGTATTAACCGAATTGACAAAAAAGTCTTCGACAGCATCTATATTTACAACTATTTCCCAACGGTCACCGGTGAATCGGAAATACGTGTAAAACAGATCGCACAGCTGAAATTCTCGATGATGAACGCACTTTTAGGTGAAGATACGCACGTTATTACTGCCGAAGACACGCTGGAATCTAAATTCTCGGAATTATATCGTAAAGAAAAAAGTAAGTACGAAGAAATATCCTGGGACACACCCTATCGTCAGGAATTATCGGTTGTAGAATATCATCACCCGGAAGTGCTGAAAGCTGCTCGTGGAATTCCCATGCGAGCCAGAACACGCAGAATAATCAAAAAAGGCGATCTGGGCGTGATCGTGTTTGGTAAAAAAGGCGACGAATATATCTTTAAATTCTCAGAAGACACGGAAAATATTCAACAAATAACGGCAGAAAAGGCATTCCACGTTTTTAAAGCGGAAAGAACCGAAAAAGGATATAAAGTATCAGATGAATTTGATAAGATCTACCAAGCGATCATAAATAAACTGTTCATCCGGAAACAAAAAATCGTAAGAAGCAAGGGCTTAACGGATGCGACCCAAAAAATTGAATGGATTGAAGAAAACAATATTTGTCCAGAATACCGGGATTACACTAAGGATCTGCTTGCAGTTATGCGTGAATTGGGTGCTTTGCCGGATTATTACTTAAAGCAAATTCGTGCAATCAATACGAACCCCGGTTTTGTTGAAAAAGAATATAGGAATTTAATATCTCAGCTATCGCACGCATACCTAAATAATATGATCAAAAGCGCACAAGCCGTGAATCAGGGAAATGAAAGCCTGATCTTGTCTGAAGAACTCAATTACGAAGGATAAAAATGGATATTCAGAACCTATTCCAGCAAGCTTATGACAGAAACCGATATATGTCATTTTTAAAAAATGATCTTCTCGCAGATGATTTTTATTTTGAAGAAGAAGAGATCCCTTTTGATGAATTAAACTTTACACCCTCAAAGATCCAATCGTTATTCTACTTAGGCCGATCTAATAAGTTAGGCCTGGCAGTTTATGAAGCTTATCATTCTTCATACCATGATGCCCGTGTAGGCATCAGTCGTGAAATATTTAAAATACTATCCTATATGGGAGACCGCAGGGCATTGGTGTTGTTCATTCCAAAGAACAATCCAAACAATTACAGGCTTTCATTAATTACAATGGAACTAGAGGCCAGCGGCAGGCGAATCCAGAGAGTGTTTTCCAATCCCCGACGTTATTCCTTTTTTCTGGGGATGGATGCAAAAACCCACACCCCGGCCAAACAACTGGGTAAACGTATTCATGACTTTGATAATCTGCAGGAAGCATTTTCCATTGAGGTGGTTAATGAAGATTTCTTTCGTGAGGTTGCCCGGCTTTTTACAAAACTTACCGGCGGGAAACGTGGTAAGAATGAGGACAGTATGCCCGCTTTATTCCACTTGCCGGACCAAGGCAGCTCCTCCGAATGGACAAAGCGTTTGAAAGAATTTGGCGTACGGCTGATCGGCCGTATCATCTTTTGCTGGTTTTTAAAGAAGAAAGAATCCAAAAATGCCGTTCCGCTCATTCCAGATGAAATTCTTTCAAAGCAGTCTGTCAATAATCATCCCAATTATTATCATGCTGTGCTGGAAAAACTTTTTTTCCAAACATTAAATACCCCTTTGCCTGAACGAAAAGAGACGATCAAAGAAGATTCATTATGGCAAAGCATTCCTTTTCTTAACGGTGGTCTTTTTGAACCTCACCATCATGATTATTTCCGGGAGGATCATGCTTTTGATAATGTTTTAAAAATACCGGACAGTTGGTTTGAAGAGCTTTTTGAACTTTTAGAAACGTATAACTTTACCATCGATGAGAGCACGCCGGTTGATGTCGATTTAAGTGTTGATCCGGAAATGATCGGCCGTATTTTTGAGAATTTGCTGGCTGAGATCAATCCGGAAACCGAGGAAACTGCCCGAAATTCCACCGGAAGTTTTTATACACCGCGTACGATTGTTGAATATATGGGCAATGAAAGCATTGTCCATTATATCATGCAAAAAACATCTGTTGATGAAGAAAAATTACGATGCTTGATCGATTATTCTCAGGAAGCTCCTGAACTAAGCAAAGAGGAAAAGGAGGCAGTCAGCGAAGCACTGTATCATTTAAAGATATTAGATCCCGCCTGTGGCTCTTCCGCTTTCCCCATGGGTATTATGCAGACTATAAGTATGATCCTGGAAAAAGTGGATCCCGATGCCCTGAACTGGGTGATCAATAAAATTGAGGAAATAAAGGATATAGATCAAAAAAAGCTGGTTGAAGAAAAACTTGTGAATCAGGATTTTCGCTATTTGCGTAAATTGGGGATTATTCAACGCTGTTTATACGGCGTAGATATTCAGCAAATGGCCATTGATATATCTAAATTACGCTTTTTCCTAACACTAATTGTTGATGAAACCATCAAAGACGATGAAGAAAACCGTGGTATTCACCCCTTACCGAACTTGAGCTTTAAGTTTGTTTGTGCGAACACCTTGATCTCTTTACCGGATATTGAAGACTTTTCACAGCAGGATGTATTTGGCTCAACGATTTCTCAAAGCTTATTGGAACTTGCACGATTAAGAGAGTCCTTCTTTACTTGTTATGGGAAAGAAAAAGAGGAAGGAAAACAAAAATTCAAATCCTTGCAAAAACAAATACAGACTCAATTGCTTAAATACAGTTATGCTTCCAACCAAAAGGCAGCGACACTGCTAAGTGATTGGGATCCTTTTGAAGATAATCCCGCAGACTGGTTTGATGCCAAATGGATGTTTGGCATTGAGAAAGGATTTGATATTGTTATTGGGAACCCGCCATATATTCAGCTGCAAAAAGATTTTGATGGAAAACAAAAGTTTGCAGATTTATACAAGGACCAGGGGTATGAAACATTTGCACGAACAGGGGATATTTATTGCTTGTTTTACGAAAAGGGTTTGGATTTGCTAACCAAACATGGCCTTTTGTGCTTTATTACGTCCAACAAATGGATGCGCTCAGATTACGGAAAATATTTACGAAAGTTTTTAAGTAAAAAAGAACCCTTGATTCTCATTGATATGGGGCCCGGTGTTTTCAATGCAGCCACCGTTGATACAAATATTATTTTAATAAGAAATCATCTTGCGCATCAGCAAAGTCTCAAAGCAGCTACTTTGAAAAAACATAACGGGCATCATGTACTTACTAATATTGATTTCCTTACTTTAAGTAAGCTGAATGGAGAAAGCTGGATCATTCTGACACCGGAAGAACAAAAGATCAAAGAAAAGATTGAAAGGATTGGTACGCCTTTAAAAGACTGGGATGTAAATATTTATCGTGGTGTTTTAACCGGCTATAATGAAGCTTTCATTATTGATGGATCAACCAAGGACAGGCTGATTGCAGAAGATCCCAAAAGTTCAGAGATTATCAAACCCATTTTGCGCGGCAGAGACATCAAACGTTATAAAGCGGAATTTGCGGATAAGTGGTTTATAGCAACTTTGCCTGCATTAAATATTAATATTAATGATTATCCGGCAATTAAAGCATATTTGAAACAGTTTCTACCAAAAATAAAACAAACTGGTGAAGATTACATTGATGAAAATGGTAATAAACAAAAAACCAGAAAAAAAACATTAAATAAATGGTATGAAACACAAGACCCTATTGCTTATTATAAAGAATTTGAAAAAGAGAAGATTGTGTGGAAAGCGGTAGGCAGAAATTTAACATTTGCCCTATTGAAACCTAATAAGTTTGTTACAGCACCAGCAGCCCTATTAACATCTAAATGCAATAAGTATCTGCTATCTTTACTGCAAAGTAAATTTACCGAGTATTTTGTATTAAACAACTCGGACTCAACTGGAGCAGGCGATGTAATGCTAAATGTACAATCTATTGAGAGAATACCTTTACCAATGATCAATATTGATGAACAAAAACCATTTATAAAATTGGTTGATGATATTCTTGATAAAAAAGAAAGAGGATTATGTACTAAAAATGAAGAAAATAAAATTGATTTAAAGCTATACGAAAAATTTGAATTTACCCTTGAGGAAGTCTGTATTATAGATCCGGAGTTTGTGAATGTGATGGGGCGGGAGGAGTATGAGAGGTTTGAGGTAGGTAGAGATTAAAAAAGAGGTAATAATGGTAGGGAAAAATGTATTATAGGGGAATAATGCTGAGAACGTCCGTCAAGCGGGGGGCGAGCGGTGTTATGATTGTCCAAGGTGTGGATGTCGAATTTTCGGTTACTGATTTTAACCACTTTAGACTATTGCCTCCCAAAAGTATATTTCCATTCTTAGCATAAATATTTTTATAAGGTATTTTATCAAAAATCTTCGTTTTATAATTAACAAAAATTAATTATTAGCCCAAGGAACACTCTCTGGTAGCTTTGTGCATCTATTGTAGAATTTTCCATTATAATTTAGAAATTTTAGAAAAGAAAGTTCGATATAATATCTTGTTAGCTCCATAATTTCCTGTTTTACTTCATATGGTATGTCATTATAATTCCTAATTTTATTTTTTTCACCTGAATGGATAAGTTTATTTCTTGTTGATGTAATTGCTCTTACTGCGTCATTTATACCTTCATTCTTATCGATATAATTTTTTAAGTTGGAAAAATTATTAGGTACTGATGAATCAATTCCAATAATTTTTAACAGAGATATTATTTTATTGTATGCTTCTTTTTTCCCTCTTTGTTCTAATGGAAGTAACTCATTTTCATTTTGCCAATTGTAAATTAATTCCAATGCAGTCTGGGAAAATATTATTGCGTTTTCGATTTTATTATAGAAACATGACTTAGTATAAAATATCATAAAAAGATTAATGAATTCATGATTATTATTCACTATATATGTGTGGTAGAAAGAATCCCATAAAAATGAAAATTCATTGTCTGAAGACATTGGTACCCAGCTCTCCATCGCATGAGAAAAACCTTCATTGAGATTTATTACAGTGTAATCTTTCCAAATAGTATTTTCATCTATTTTACCATTTTGAAAACAAATACTACACCATCTGCCATTTAGAAAAGTAAGATATTGACTTAATATCGTAAGGATAAGTGAAGAATCATGATTTGAAAGCTTATCCTCTTTTTTATAAAGATAGCCATTTGCAAGGATTAGATATCCCAGTTGATCATTTAAAACTAGATACTTTTTAAAATAATTTTCTACCATCCCAAGGGCGATTATCAAATCGTCTGTTTCAAGTTGGTGAAAAAATAAACCTATTTTTTCGCCTTTATGTATTATTTCTTTATATAATCGTGTTTCATAGTTTGTTATGCAAAATTCAACTTTATCCACTAATACATTTATTTCCCCTTGTGTTACTTTCCCTCCGGATCTGCAAAAAATTTTATTTTTATTTATTTGGTATAGTTTTAATCCTTCAATTTTTTCTCCATTAAAAATGATTTCAATAAGTTTATCTAATTTAGATTTTATTTTCTCATGATCTAAAGCGTCTATTTTTGCTTCTAAATATATATTTGGAAAAGGAAGCCATTCGAAAGCAATACATCCTTGAACTTTGATAGTTTCATCGCCTATAAGAATTTCCATTTTACCTTCATAAATCTCAATAATATCATTCGGTTCATCCATTTTTACTTCATGATGGATTACTTGAGCTGTTTCAATTAGATTGTTTGTGTGGTAAAGGCCCATTATTTTCCCCAACTTCCAATTACTTTATGAGCAAATACTAGATCTGTAGATGGCACCGTTATAGGCTTGTATGCCGGATTAGCACTAATCAATTCAATATGATCTTCTCTGAACTTTATAACTTTAAATAATACCCTTCCATCCCTCAATTTTACAATCGCCTTATCGTTATTGACAACTGTTTCCATCGGGGATGCGATTATGAGCTCTGAGGGTCTGAAAAACGGCATCATACTATCACCGTTGAGAAGTGATATTTGAAGAGCGTACGCATTAGGGTCTTTGCATCCTTCCGGTCGGGGGATGAATTCCTCGGCTTCTTGGATCCGGGGAACGTTCACATCGTCGAAAAATCCATCAGTTCCGGCTGCTGTTAATCCTAGCACTGGAATACCGCCTTTTGCTCTAAAAGGAACAGAATCCTCTGGAGTATAATCTGAAGACCGCATTGAACCATCACCCGTAAGAAGCCAAGAAATACTATACCCCATTTGAAAAAGTTTTGACATGAAACTTTGTGGGATTTCTCTTAGATCTTTTTCATAATTATCAATGGTTCTATAATGAACTGAAAAATTTTCACTAAATTTTTTCTGACTTAGATGTAAGTCCTTTCTTATTAATTTTAAACGACTTCCTACACTCATTTATACCTCAAATAATAACGCGCATATTATAAAGCAACACAAATGTGTTGACAATAGCAACGTATGTGTTTATTTTTATGGCAACCCGACACAGAAACGGGTGGTCATTGAGAAGGGTTGCAGAGATTCAAACTTGCCTCCGGAAGGACAATTTGAGACAAGGGGTCGAAGATCTACTACCTATTTAAAATAACAATATCCTAAGTAAACATAAGGATTAATGATGAACGTTTTACCCAAACCAACCCCGGACTCACGGATCCTGACCGGCAATCACGAGGCAGATTCGCTCTATATGAAAGAACTGCTTATCGTAGCCGGTTTAAGTCAAGCTGAAGTGGGCCGCCAGTTGGGCGTTTCAAAGACCATGGTTAACAAGTTCATAGCAAGACGGGATAATTCATCCAGAGTCCTGTCTTTCTTTGAAATTCTTGCTGACCAATTTGATGAGAAATTACAACGTTTACATGTTAACGGCAAGCAATAATACGAACAAACGTATCATTAAAATACGAACGAATGTTCAAAATGAGACAATAAAAGGCAGATAATATTATGATTAACAACGACTTTCAGGGGATTCTATACGAGAAGTTTATCGGTGTCAACAGCAAATATATTGTGAAGCAGATCGCTCCGGAATTGGACCGCGCTGTGTCCACTTTTTATGCATACTGCAGAGGGGAGCAGGATTTTCCTATTGAACTGTTGGGCGAGCTGGTGAGGATCACCAAGGATCCCCAGTTCATTGAAGTTTTTCTTCGTGATACAGAATATGTGTTGAGTCGCATACCTAGATCAAAAGATAAAAAAGGCCATACTTCGTCAATACTGACAAATATGAAAATGCTGGGTGATCTTGCTGAATTATACGAGCGAAGCGTAGCAGATGGAATCATTGATCAGCGAAACAAGAAAGAGCTGAAAACCCTCACACGGCAGTTAATTACAGAACTTACAGGATTTATGGAGTCAATCGATGCAGCGAAATAAGAAAATGTCAAAAAGAACCTTTGCAATGGAAATTGAAAAATCACCGCGGACTGTGGAGCGGTGGATTGCAACCGGGATCATCCCGAACACCTGTGTATTCAGGGACCCCACCGGGCACATTTTCATTCATGAACGTGCCCTGGACCACATCTATACAAGTCGCAGACAACTAGGAGGCAGATATGCTTAACTCACGTGAAATTGCAGAACGGTGCAAAAGGGAAGTGAATCTTGCGGAAAACACTCACCAACTGGAGACAGCTCTCAAGTACGGTATTCAAGCAAAGAAGCAGGGTCATTTAACAGAAGAGGACTGTATTGATATCAGGTATATGGGGTTTTGGAAGAATTTTATGTTCATCAAAGAATTATGACCACTCTATGCTTATCCCATAGATGGGAGGCGGTGTAAAAGCCGTCTCCCAAAAAACTAAAAACAGTCACTTAAAATCGTGGAATAGCTGAAAGGCTATATAGGCGTAGGGACAGTTTGACTGTTCTGTCCCGGTCCCGTAGCTCAGTTGGCAGAGCGTCTGGAATCAAATGATGCAACTTGACATCCGGAAGGGCGCAGGATCGAAACCTGCCGGGACCACAATTAAAATGAGGAATGAATCAAATGTCAGATCAAATCAAGAAAGGAAAAACAAAAATGCAGAGGAGGTTAATTGAAAACTTTTTTACGAAAGAGAAAGCCGGGATGGACGCCCGGCTCTCATTCGTGTCGTTTAAATTTGGAAACACGAAGAGGTAAAATATGACAAAAACAGATGAAAAACAAGTGGTAGTAAAATCGGTCTGGGACGAGAACCTGAAGGCAATACAACAGACCTTCGGAAAAGATCTCACGCCGACTGAGTTCACCATGTTCGTCGAGATGGGCAAGTCCCTTAACCTGAACCCTTTTGTCCGCGAGATTTGGGCTGTGAAATACGATAACCGTGCACCTTCAATTTTTATCGGAAGGGACGGATACCGTAAGAACGCACAATCGCAATCCGACTATAACGGGCACAGCAAAGAGGCGATCTATGAGAACGACGTATTTGAAATTGAGAACGGCCGGGTCAAGCACAAGATCAATTTCAATAATCGCGGACGCCTGATTGGAGCATATTGCGAAGTATACCGCAAGGGCATCGATCATCCTTTCCGGGAAAGCGTGAAGTTCTCTGAATACAACACCGGCTTTTCAAATTGGAAAAGGATGCCGGAGACCATGATAAAGAAAGTTGCCGAAGCGCAAGCCCTCCGGATGGCATATCAATCCGTCTTTGCCGGTACATATGATGAATCTGAACGCTGGGAAGAACCGCCGGGTGGAAATACGGCTTCTAAGGCCCGAACTAATCAGAATGGCAATAAACCCCCGATCAACATCGAAAAGGCCGAGGATGCGGAGGTGTTGGGCGAAAAACCCCCGATCATGGACGAGAAGACAAAGAACTTCCTTTCGGCCATGAGCAAAATCAAATCTCGCATCTTGGAATTGAGCGGATCTGAAAAAGAATATTATCAGATCCTGGGCAGTCATGGATACGAACATTGCAACGAGATTACCAGTCCCGCGATCATGGAAACGGTCTATAAAGAGATTCAGGAAAAGGTCAAAGAACACAAGGCTTCCTTGAAAAACAACAATTCAGAGGGAGGGAACCAGAATGCATAAGCACTCTCTCAATCAAGTTGTGATCATCGGTCGTCTCGGGCAGAACCCGGAACGACGCACCACTACAACCGGGCTTGCAATTGCAAACATGAGCATTGCAACGACAACGGCAAAAAAGTCCGAATTTGCCCGCGATGAATGGAAAGAAGAGACGGAATGGCATAGATGTACGGCTTTTGGAAAGATCGCCGAATATATCACGCGTTTCGCGGCAAAAGGGCGCCTTGTGTATTTGACCGGACGCCTCCAGACGCGAAAGTGGACTGATAACGGCGGCACTGACCACTATACGACAAGCATTCTTGTCGAGCAGTTCCAGTTCCTTGACAAAGCTGATCAGGCGCAACCCCGGTCACCCTACCAAGAGCAGGAGACCTTACCTGAAGCCGAAGAGCCGACTATTCCTCCGGAGGAAGATGACGATCTCCCATTTTAACTGACAACCTCGAGCCCCGGCGTTCACTCCTTCTTGACTGACTGAGCGCCGGGGTAAAAAAGGAAGGCATATGAATACGCATGAAACTACCAAACAGAATGTGCTGCGCGCGCTAGCCTTGGCAAAGGCCCAAGGATATCTTCTTTTGAACAGCGTAAGCTACCCTGCAAAGGACGGATGGGTGCCGGGTCATGTATTGACTCACCCCGCGATCGGCGGAGAGGCGGGGAAGAGGCGCAAAAGAGATCTTGAAGCTGAAGGTTGGCTGATTGAAAAACGGAAAAAAAGAGACAGCAATGGCTATGAATACCGCCTTTTCTGTGATCGTCATGCAGCACAGCGCATCGCATTCAGTACAACAATGAACTTTATCCCTAAAATGATCTATGGTGAGAAATCATATCAGCTAGGGGTATTTCAATAGGATATATATGGCAAGACCACCTAAAAAAGGTTTGGATTACTTTCCGCTCGACCGCGATTTTTATCACGATCGAAAAATACGAAGGGTACTCAAGGCTTGCGGTCCCGCATCCGGGACGGTACTAACCTGCCTGCTGGGTAATATTTATTATGAAGATGGGTATTACATCCGGTGGGATGAGGATTTGCCTTTTGACATTGCTGACTTGCTCGGGATGTCTGAGGGACAGGTACAGGAGATCATCAACGTATCTCTCAAAGCTAAATTCTTTGATGAAGGAAAATTCAAACGGTATGGCATTTTGACCTCAGTCGGGATCCAGAGGAGATACATCAACATCCTCAGTGATCTCCGCAGATCAAAAACGCATATCAACTGGGACTATTGGCTCTTGGGAAAAGATGTGGATAACTCGAACACCCCCGAACCACCTAAAGAGCCTGATCCGCCCCCTTGTCCTGTTTCTGATGCAATAACGGGCATTAATGCAGAAGAAACTAATGTTTCCCCCGAAGAAACCCCCGAAAAAGGTGTTGATAATCCACAAACGAAACGAAAAGAAACTAAAAGAAACGAAATAAAACAGACTGATACTGATACTGATAACCTAGATCAGGTTATAATGAAGTTCATTAGCGGGTTCAAGAACCGTTTCTCAGTTTCCTTCAGTCCGGATGATATTTCAGCACTCAGGAATTCAGTCCTTAAGAACCTCAAACAGATCCAAATCGATTATTACTCGACAGAGATCTTTTTCAGGACTGTTCTGCGCAGGATGGAGGATATCAATACGACGGATCACATCAAAAAGCCGATACCCTTCTTGTTCTCTGGGGCATTTGGAAAAAACCGCTATTTATGGGAACTAACGAAAAAAGAGGAAGATGCCGGGTCAGGGTACCACAAACCATTAATTCGCGCCGCAGAAAAGGGGACAAGCCCGATTGCCGGGCTGAAAGCTATGGCTTAATCCTCTTTTAACGTCAACGGCTTAAAGAAAACATAATGCGAGGAAAATCATTCCTCTTAAGAACAAAAGGAATTACTTCATGTCCTTCATCGATGATTTAACATTCACGACTGACATCCACTTGGTTAAGAATAACGACCTGCGTGATCTTGCCATACAGAACGTTTGGAGAGGCCTGCTCTTAGCTGAAAAACATGCGAATATTCAAATGAGATATTGCGACAGGTTAAGTGTCGTTCAGGGCGCTTGTCTTGTCCGGGGAGAACCTATAGGGGAGAGGACGATAGAAAAAATTGTCTCCAAGGTTAAAATATAAAGGAGCTGCCTATGCATAAAATCTAATCCACTTTACCCAGATCCTTTACCTTCAAGGCCCTGCATTTGCGGGGCTTTGTCCATTGGGGGCAATTTACCCGAAAACGAATTCGGGTGAATTTGCTTCGGTTCTCAAATAACTTGCCGTGGTTACACAATGAGTAAGAAGTGGCGAAGTCGAAATATGATGAAAATACTTTTCCGTTACTGGCTGAAGGGTGGGCTCGAGACGGTCTTACCGATGAGCAGATTGCTCATAATCTCGGTATATCCAAAGATACTTTCTACCGATATCAGAAAAAGTATCCTGACTTTTCTGACGCCATAAAAAGGGGGAAGGGACCGGTTGACTTTGAAGTTGAGAACGCCCTTTTAAAACGTGCCCTTGGTCATAACTATGAAGAAGTGCATCAGGAGATAAAAAAATATAAGAACGGCTCCAAAGCAACGGTCACGAAGAAGACAGTACATTACCTTCCCCCGGACGTAGCGGCCTGTATCTTCTGGCTTAAGAACCGACGCTCCAAGCAGTGGAGAGAGAGGATAGAGGACTACGGGTCCGGCGAGAACATGAACGAGAGATTACAAGAGTTCAATGAACTGATCAGGGAGGGCGATACGAAGTGAGCGCTTCAATAGAAAGCATTGCGCCGGTTCGCTTGCGTAACCTGACACCGGCAAATTTGAGGCTATACAATGACCTGCACCGCTTTATTGTTATTGCTGCCGGTCGCCGGTCCCGGAAAACTCTCATCGGGATGAGGAAGATGCTCACGGATCCCGGGCGCGGAGCCTTTGACCTGCCTGCGCATGCTTATTTCTTTACCGCACCAACCCGGCCACAGGCAAAGATGATCTATTGGGAGAGCCTGAAGCGAGACACAAAACTCTTCTGGGCTAAGAAACCGTCTGAAACGGAACTGGCCATTTCACTTGTCAACGGGTCCATTATCAAGATAAGCGGCCTTGATGACCCGCAACGCATCGAGGGGCAGACAACTCCGCCGGTCAAGGGGGTGATGATCTCTGAAACCGGCAATACAAAACCTGATATATGGGACTACCATATCAGACCCATCCTTGCTGATAATAACGGGTTCTCTATCATAGAAGGCACTCCTGAAGGCAGAAACCATTATTTCAGAATGTGTCAATATGCCGCAGGTGGCATTATACCGGCTACGGTGCCCATGGAGGGCGCATATGCGACGAACCCGGAAGATGACGAATGGTCCTTTCATACATGGTTTTCTTCCGATGTTCTCCCGGCCAAAGAGATCGAATCAGCCCGGAGACAAATGGATGAACGATCATTTGCGCAGGAATATGAGGGTGATTTCGTCAGTTACGACGGTAACCTCTACTACAATTTCAATCAGGACCTGAATGTCCAGGAACTCAAATCAGATTTATGGTCCCCGCTTTATCTCACCTGCGATTTTAACAAATCACCTATGGTATGGGAAGTGGCCCAGTTTGACGGAGACACGATCAAATTTATTGCAGAGATCTCCATGCCTATCAATGCAAAGACACCGGCCAACGCAAAGCAGTTTATTGACAGGTTCTCACACTGGAATAAAAAGCTTGTCTATTTGACCGGCGACCCGGCAAACGACTATGAAACGCACCGGGACCATAGCACCGATTACACACTGATCAAAAAGGCACTTGAAGCCGCCGGGTGGAAAGTGATAAAGAAAATATTGTCCTACCATCCGTCGATCAACGGCCGGGTGAATATCACCTGCTCGCTCTTGGAACACAAGAAAATGTTCATTGACAAATCCTGTAAATATTACATCCGGGATCTTGGCGAATGCGAAGGTGACGGCAAAGGCGGGAAAGATAAATCCGACCCTGAACTAACCCATGCTAGTGACGCGGGTGATTACCTGATCTGGTGGAAATACGCAAAACAATTTTATGTATAAGGATGACACAATGGAAATTATCACAAAGAAATTAAATGAACTGATCCCGTATCACGGAAACCCGCGCAACCATTCTGAAAAGTCTGTAGATGCCGTAGCAAGCTCAATACATGAGTTCGGGTTTAAAGTTCCGATTGTTATTGACGCCCATAACGTCATAATTGCCGGACACGGGCGCTACCAAGCCGCACAGAAGCTCGATCTGGATGAAGTGCCCGTATTGATTGCCGACGACCTTTCAGACGCACAGGTTAAAGCTTTCAGGCTTGCTGACAATAAGGTGGCCGAACAGTCCACATGGGATGAAGAGCTGCTCCAAATTGAACTGGAGTTGTTAAATGAACTTGATTTTGACATGGAGACCTTTGGATTTGAAAATATCGAATTTCAGGAAGAGGAAGGACTGACAGATCCGGACGACGTACCCGAAGAACCACCTGCAATTTGTCAGCCGGGTGATACGTGGCAATTGGGTCGTCACATTCTTATTTGCGGGGATGCTGCGGACCCGGCCACCATGGAAACACTATTTGAAGACAAAGTGACAGCGTCTCTCTTGCTCACAGACCCGCCTTATAACGTTGATTACACCGGCGGGACAGAGAAAGCACTGAAAATCCAAAATGACAAAATGGGAGCAACTGAGTATCTTAAATTTCTTACTGATACGATCGGTAATGCTGTGACATATCTCAACAAAGGGGCTTCGTTTTACCTGTTCCATGCCGACACGGAGGGACTGACGTGCCGCCGGGCGGTTATTGAAGCGGGTTTGTCATTAAGGCAGTGCCTGATATGGTATAAGACAAACGGCTTTGTCTTGGGGCGCCAGGACTACCAGTGGCAGCATGAACCTTGCCTGTACGGATGGAAACCCGGCGAAGCGCACAACTGGTACGGAGACCGGAGCCAGTCAACAATACTGGAGTTTGACAAACCCGATAAAAGCCTTGATCACCCTACAATGAAACCGGTTGAACTGCTCACCTATATGATCAAGAACAGCAGTAAACGTGATGATATCGTTTGCGATCCTTTCCTTGGGAGCGGTTCAACGATCATTTCATGCGAGCGGACCGGCCGGGTGTGTTACGGCGCTGAAATAGATCCTCGTTATTGTGATGTGGTTATTCATCGATGGGAAGATTATACAGGTAAAAAAGCAGAAAGGATTGCGCAGAAATGAACATAAACGATCATCATGCCCTGAATATTGGTATTGTCGGTGGAGAAACAGCTACAATTCAACGGGCCAAAGCTAACTTGAGGAGTAATTTCCTTGAGGAAGACAATAACATTATTGTCAAACAGCTTGTGTTGGATCTCAAGCGGCATCTTTCCGAACAGGATATAAAAGCCTGTATTCCGATCACGCTTGACAACTTTGTCAGCGCTTTCATGGAAAAGATCTGCAACGTCTATGACACACCACCGGTTTTTAAGTTCTCAAAAGAAGTTTCGGATGAGCAGAAGGAGCGATTTACCCGTCTAATGACAGAGGTAAAAATCAATCAGGTTATGCAGGGTAACAATATCAAAATGCGACTTCATAACTGTATCCTCAACTACGTCCGGTACAACGAGGATTTAGATCGTATCTTTATTGAAAATGATTATACGGTCGGGACATGCCGGGTCTTTCCCTATCCGTCGTTCAGGTATGAGGCGCGGGCCGTTGCTTACGAGACGTATACCGTGCGGGATGAGAAAATGTGGGTTGTTTGGGACCGGATTACAAAAGAGCATTATCTCAGCAAGGAAGAACCCAAGATCGATCCGGATACGGGTCAGTTTCTAGCCGATCGCATCAAAATCGGCAATAATAATGACGTCAAATCACCCGGCTACTGGCCATGGGTAATATACCGTTACCGGGAACACAACGGCGAGTTTTGGGGAAACGGTATGGACTGGATCGTGTCGCTTTGCCGTATTTTAAATCTATTGCTTACCATTACAACCGACGATGCAATCCAGCAAAATATTCGCTTATTGATCATGAACTTTACACCGGAAGGCACTCAAACAGAAGATGAGTATCCCGATGAAACAGGAAGTAAAAACCGCCGATTTAAAGTTGGTGTCAAATATCCGATCTTCCCAAAAGAAAGTGAAACGATGGGGAAGGGGATCGAAAAAGCGGACGCAAAGATTGTCCAGGCGGATCTTTATTTGGACAGCATTGTGAATTTCATTCAAAAGCTCTCCGATATGGCCGGGTCAATGCAGGGGGTTGATTCTGTTTTAAAACGTGAAATAGAAAGCTCGCTTTCCGGCATTGCATTGGCCATAAAGAATCAGCCCATTCTTAACCAATGGTCAAAAGATATTCAGATCCTGCGCACGTATGACCGGGAATTGATCAAAACGATCATTGAGGTGAACAACTTCCACAAAGGGGTCCAGAATAAAGGCGATATTGCTCAGAGAACCGACAAAGAGATCGATATAAATATTTTAAAAGAGCTCACGATCGAATATCAGCGTCCTAGGGTGATCACTGATGAAAAAGCAGAATACGAACTGGAAAAATTGAAATGGGAGGATGGTGTATCGTCTCCGGTTCTTTACGTCATGCAACGTAACCCGGAAATGACAAAAGAGGAAGCGCAGAAATTTGTCGAAGAGAACCTTGATGATTGGAATAAGATAAATGGCCGCGGTGTGACGGTTCCTGAACCTGATAATGAGCAAGAATAATGGAAATACGAGAACTTATCGACAAACAACTCAAAGACACACGGCAAAATCAAATCTCCTTTCAGGCCATGATAAAGAAACGACTAAAAAAGCATGGATTTAATCGTGATAAACTGGCACCGGAATTTAAAAAAGATATCGACAGACTATCCAAACGCATCGTCAATAATTCATTGAACCTAGGGTTGGAATGGCTGCAAGAATAAAGCTCGATTTCACAAAGTTCTTTCAGGATGAAGCAAAGAAGTTGATCGCAAGCTACCGGCGGTTATTGACGCAGAAAAAAGGTATCCGAATGGATGCCGCTCCTCACAATGCAGACAGTACAGTCGAAAGAAAGGGGAAGGACCACTGGATGATAGACACCCGGGATCTGTATAAAAACGGGTTCAAATCGTCTGCATCCAAAGACCGCATGATTGTCCAGGCCAGCGATGAAAAGCATAGCGGCCGATACACTTACATGGGGGTGCCGGGTGGTCACAAAGGCCAACGGCCCTACGTCCGGCGCGCCAAAACCCAAAAGCGAACATACCAAAAACGAAATATCGCGAAGATCCCAACATACAAACAACTATTTCTGTGGCATAATAAGAAGGGATACTCCGGGATCTTTGGCCAGTTTCCCGCAGGCAGTCGGTTTCCGTCAAGATTTAAAAAAGAACTTAACCGGCAGTTGGATCCACAGTTTAAGAATGAATTTTCAAAACGAATCAAGACAAAGGTACGGATGTGAATCAATCATTCATTGTTAGCGGGAATCAGGTAAAATTGAGCCTTCAGCTTGTTGTTAAACAATTTGAAGCTGAAATAAACCACCTTCTTGATCAAGCGGAGGTGGAAGCCCTTAAACTTGTCCAGCAGGGGTACTCAATTCCGCAAGCAGAAGCCATTGTTATGGGATGGATCCAAAATAATCAGGGCTTTGCAAAGGCATACTGGACCCGGCAGGATAAATTGATAAATGAACTTGAAAACAAACTTGTCGCACTTCCGGTCCATGAATATGGCGATCAACATCCCGATGAACTTCTTAAGTGGGTATTGGGGGAAGTGATCACTCACCATTGCCATGACTGTTTAAGATTATCAAAGATGGAACCCATGACGATTGGGGAATGGCGGAAACTGGATACAGGCCTGCCGGGCGAAGGTAAGACTCAATGTTCTTTTGGCTGTAAGTGCAAGCTCAAACCGGTCAAAGGAATTAAGCCGATTGTTCAAATGACAAATGAAGAAGCAATAAAGGACATTCTTAACAGAACAGGGAATAAGACTGAGCATGCCTATTGCTTTAAGGGTAGGAATGTTATTCTGTCAAAGGGTGGTGAGGAAGCAGAAATAAGATTTTCGAATGCAGAATGCAATATAATGAAAAACTCAGATCTGCTTATGCATAATCATCCAAGCAGTAGCAGTTTTTCCTTTGCTGATGTACAGCATACTCTTGATATGGGCATAGATGAGATA